GGAGTTACAGACCCTAAGACTTTGGCATATGCATTTGCCTCAGCCTTTATTGCCCCACTCTGGAAGGCTTTAGACCCTAAAGCCAAGGAGTTCGGCATTGGAAGCAAGAAGTAAACACCTCATTTTAGGGGCCTAGCAGCCCCGTAGAGACTAAAAAGCCCCCGTTCAGGTATCTTAACCTACCTGACGGGGGTCTTTTTTCTATTTAGCGAGTCTTCTTTTTGGCTGCAGTCTTCTTGGCTGGCTTCTTAACTGGTTCATCCATTTCATCACAGATATCACAGTAGTCATCACAGTCATCCCAGTCTGCCCCTAGCCAGGATTCGTACTTATATTCTAGTTTTGATAGACGCTTCTTAAATCTATAACTATGAATCTTTAGTGCTAGATAATCGCTAAAGATTTCTAGTACTTTATAGATTGCAATAGCAACAACAATACTAAATACAATTGTAAAATCAATCATTCATATATCCTATCTGACACAAGCGGTATCGCTGTGATACCTAGTCTTTTTCTTTCTTCTCTCCGAATCTTCTCGGATGTATTTGCCCACCATCCTAGCACGTAGTAGCGCAAGGAATATTCTTTACACTCTGATATGACTGGACATGCTGAGCAAATTCTTTTTATCATGGGAAGGTTGTCGTACATAGTTGATTCACCTACAGTGAAGAACTGCTCTGTATCTGTGCTTGCACAGTTGGCTTGGTCCATCCACTTTATTTCATCCACTCTAACCTCCTATAAAGTTATCTGCCCAATCATTCCAAAAGTCAATCCAGTAGTCAATATCATTTTTTTCTTCTAGTTTGCTTTCGTGGCCTGACATTATCCTCCTGTGGAGTAAAAGCCTGGTGCATTAAACTTAATTGCTGGAGCAGACCAGAGGCGCTGCATAGTTCCACTACACGTAGAACAAATTGGTGGTATGTTTTCATTTGTTTCTATTACCTCACTACAAGTCATACATTTAAAATCATATAATGGCATTATTCACACCCATCTATTTCTGTCGGTGCAGTTGTAATTGTTCCACACTCTATGCACTCTTGTGCTAGGTCGTACCAACCGACTGCTCTAGTATCTTCATCCCACATAACTGTAATTCTAAACATCATACAGCCACATATACAGGCGAATGTAGGCTCACCTCTGAGGTCTACTTTAGACTGCATGTTCTTCTTCTTTCACTACATCATCTTCGTGGTATGGTCGCCATCCACCTAGATTCTTAATTAAAGAACTTATCGCACGCTGTACCTTCATGCGTGCACCATCTGGGGTACTATCCATATCTTTGGCTAGTAATGCCCAGTCAGGTGAGTCTATGCTAAAGCGTAAGCGAAGAACATTCTGCTTGGCTTCGCTTAGTTTTTCAAATGCATGGGATATATCGCTGCGTAAAGCCAACCAGTTGTTACCTTCTGCATCGTTACCTGTTCCAAACTTAGCGTTTAGGTCTTGAATGCTAACTGGAATTGAATATGTACCTGCAATAATTGAAGGTAGGAATGCTTCAACAACTGTGGCATCATAGTAATAAAGGTCGGATGAATCGTAACCAGACTTACGGGCTTTCTCTTTCTCGCAATATTTAAGGGCAGCATTACGCAATGATTTAGCAATTAACTTATCTTTATCTTTTTGTTCTAACTTATCCCACTCTTGGAACTTACGGGGATGAGCAACGAACCATAGCCATAACTCTTGCCTAATATCATCACGTTCTAGCATGCCATAACGTTTGTGATACTCAGCAGATAGTTGTTGAACCATCTCACTGTATTCTTCTAGATAATTCACGGAAGATTAATCTCCCCATTGACAATAGGTACTGCATATGGAGTTACCTTATTGCCTGATTGGACTAGGATTCCAATACCATGCTGCCAGTTGGCTGTACCTGCAGATAGGTAGTCAGCCTGTTTCATATCCATCATGTGTCCGACTTCGAGTCCGAACAAGGTGTTGGTCTTGCCATACATGCCAACTGTTTCATGCTGCAGCCCCACGCGATGCGTGTGTCCGCAGACTACTGACTTGCCTAAGCGCTTTGCTAATGACAAGGCTGTGGCCCCTGGAGATTGGGATAACTTGCCTTCATCTCCGTGTGCCATTACCCATCCAGGTAGTAATTCGTGCATCTTATGTAAGTAAGTTACGCCTAAAGAGTTATACCCCAGTAGTTCTTCAATCTCTAATGATTTGAGACTGCTGAACGCTGGGGCATACTTACGAATGTAAGTGTCAATGCGGTCTGTATGATTAGACCGCTGAATATAAAATGGTTTCTTTCCTAATGCTTTTCTAAACTCACCTATAATTTGCTTTGTCTCGTCAATGCCTTGTTGTAGAGTACCTGCGTACTCACCAGCCATGCCCTTGTTCCAACGGCTAGGCTCTGGTGCATCTAGTTCATCACCTACACACCATAGTTCATCTGGTTTATAATCAGATATGAAATCCAGTGCTGCTTGTACTATTGCGTTGTTCTGATACGGTATCTGTAGGTCGCTCAGAATTACGACTCGCTTTTGTTTTGTCATATAAATCGGGTACACCTTCCCATTGTCCACGCTGGACTAGTAACCCAATTATGGCATAGTTTGCAAGGTCAAGTAAGGTATCTTCGATTGATTCGTAGTTCGGCGTGTCGCCTGTATCTACTAGGTTGTTAAGTCTAGCCAACTTGTCATACATGCGTACTCGTAGCCCATTCATTGGTCCACCTGGGGCTCCAGATATATTCATTGGTCCATAGTCTGCATGCTTTTTAAGCATTGTGCTACTGAGTTCATGCAGAATTGCCTGCATATCATCATGGTTTTTCATCAAGCAACTCCTTTAGTTCATCATCCATACTCTCATTTAAGACTTTAACTATCATCTCATTTAGAACATCTTGGCTCTTGCCATACTTAGCAGCCAACATAGTTGCAGCCAGTCCTGTAATAAAGAACTTGGCATCTTCTATCTTGTCTTCTTTGATTAGTTCATAGATGCTTTCTAGAGCATGAAGAATATTGAGATACTTATCTCCGTCTAGTTGTACGGTTACTTTAAAATCTAGGTGCTTAGTATGCTCCCAGAAACTATCATCCAGCGGCAATGCATTCTCTGATTCGTTCGTCAATCCACTCACTCCCTTGTTTGATTATCATGCTGTTTACGTCTTCACCGTCTGGCATGCTAATGATATTAACATTACCAAGTTCACGGCTAATCTTCTTGCCAAACTCTAGCCCTGGCTTGTCGCCATCGGCTAGTACTACAACTGTTTCGAAATCATCTAGAATCTTTGAGTAATGTTTCTTCCAGTTATTTGCTCCAGGAATACCGACTGTTGGATGCTGCGTTTTAACGCTCATCATAATACAATCGAACTCACCTTCGGTCACACATATGTAATCATCGGCAGCAAAGACTGCCTGAGTATTAAACATGGTAGTTTCAGAACCAACTAATCCCATATACTTAGCATCATGTGTACCTGTTAAGTCACGGAATCTAATATCTACCACGCCTGATGGCGTGATATATGGGATGGCTAGTCTGCCAGTATACGGCTCATGCCCTGGCAGCGGGTCTTCTACCAGACCCAGATGAAAGATGCTTGCCTCTTCTACCGAGAGTTGACGGCTTGATAGATACTCTGCCACGTTTTCTATCTTGGCTGCGTATCTCTGTGTTGCCTGTAGCAGAAAACTTCTCTGCGAATTGTTTAGCCTCACTAAAATCAATTCCTTCCTTGTGCATAATTAGGGAATAAGTATCGCCTTTGACACCACAACCGTGGCAGACAAAGGCGTTCTTATCAAAGTTTACTGCTGCACTTGCATGTGTATCTATATGAAAGCAGCATTTCATTTTGCGCCAGCCACTACCGACTGACGGTATATCTGCACCTATGTAATTAAGGTATTCTTCAATGCTTGGTTTCTCCATTGATTGCTCTCTTTAGTAAGTCAAGCCAAACATGAGCAGGTGTAGTGCAATACCATTCGCCAGGACTTCCCCTACCCTTGCGTTTGTGCCACACTACACCTGTCCATGCCCCGTCATTACTCATTTCGGTGAGTAATTCTTCTGTCCATCCAGCAAGGTCCATCTTGCTATGGTTTTTAATTTCAATTGTAACTCCAGGTATACCTGAGATGTCACCTTTGTCTAGAGTTGCACCAGCCAAACGCCTATCAGCGTAGGGAAAACCATTCTCTTTGAGATAGTCACGAACATCACGCTCTGCTCCTGCGCCTTTAGCCTTGGCTGCTTTACTCATACTGTCATTTCTACCTGTCTGTAGTCTCTAACTATATCTTCTAAGTGCATTGATGCTGGGTCAAATGATAGCGATATGTATGTGTTACCAGTTGCATCTGCTTTGCCATAGCGATTCTTAACTGGAGCCACACACAAGTACATATCCATGCCCTGCATCATCTGTCCTACTGTTAGAACCATAGCAGGAATCTGGGCAACTTTGCCTTGCAACGCTGAGCGTGGCTGACACGGATAACCAGGTGCACCTTCCTGCGTATGGTGTAAGACTAACACTGCTGCATTAGTATCACGTGCTAGATACTTTAACTCTTTCATAACCTGTCGCATACCTGCGAACTCTTCATGTCCATCAATAGCAATGTCCATAAGGTTATCTACAACTATAAGGGTAGGACTTCTACCCCATATAGTTTCGAATGCAGATACTTCTTCATCTAAATCACGGAGAGTAGGACTTGGTTCGAATGACCAATACATATTTCCATACTCACGCAAGATAGACTCGGCTGTATCTGGTTGTGTCTTAAGCATTAGTTCTGCTTGTTGTTGTGGAATGCGTGCGCGAAGCGCGAGTAATCGCATAGCCATTGTATGTGCATTAGTATCCGCAGAGAAATATAATGTTGGTTGTTTTAATCTTGCTGCGATATGTAATGCGATACTGGACTTGCC